GCTGGTGGTATGGACGACCGCACGAACATCTCTGGAAAGCTCCGCGAGGGGTATGAGCTGGTTCGTGGGGACGAGTACCCCGACTATCACGTCCCAACAGTGGAAGACGGCCGACATGCTGGCGTGATCAGCGTGGGAGGTTTACTTCTTGCTCGTGTCCCTGTGGAAACAGTTGAAGAGCGCAACGCGTATTACCGTAGTCGAGCGAACGACCAATTGCAAGCTGCCGACAATGAGTTGATGAAAGCGAATGCTCACAACAGCATGACCATTCAGCGACCCACACGACAGTCTCGCGTATCCTTCGGCGGCTCCAATAAGGGCTGACGAATCCATCTTTTTCAAAGGAATGACAAATGGCTAACGTTGACAAAGCCTTTGGTCTGCGTCCTCTTGGCAACTTATCCGGCACTGGTGCACAGAAACAGTACGGCTATGAGATTGCTGATAACCAGGCTGGAGCAATTTTCCAAGGCGACCTCGTCACCATCTTTGATGGCTACCTGGTCAAATTCGCACCTGCTACACACACCGCTGCGGTGGGCGTGTTTAACGGCTGCAACTACATCGACCCCACCACAGGCAAGCCCACCTGGAAGAACTACTACCCTGGTTCGGTCAACATCACCGCTGGCAAAATCGCTGCCGACGTGATGGACGATCCATCGCAGCTGTTCCTGATCCAAGTTGATGAGTCTGTTGCCCAAACCCAAATCGGCCTGAACGCTGATGTGGTCGGCACTGGCGGCAGCACCACTACTGGTGTGTCCTCCATGGAACTCGACTCGTCCACCATTGCAAAAGCTGCTGCACTGAACCTGAAGATTGTTGGCCTGTACGACGTACCGGGCAATGAATTCGGCACCAATGCCGTGGTTGTGGTGAAAATTAATGAACACCTGTACGGCAGTGCTGGTGTTGCAGGTCAAGGAGCTTAATCATGGCTATTTCTCGCGCACAACTGGTGAAAGAGCTTGAGCCAGGTCTCAATGCTCTGTTCGGTCTCGAGTACAAAAACTACGAGAACCAACACACCCAAATCTACTCCATCGAATCTTCGGACCGCGCGTTTGAAGAGGAAGTGATGGAATCGGGCTTCGGCGAAGCTCCTGTGAAGACCGAAGGCGCTGGCGTTTCATACGACCAGGCGCAGGAAGTCTACACTGCTCGCTACACCCACGAGACCATCGCCTTGGCGTTCTCGCTGACCGAAGAAGCCGTTGAGGACAACCTCTACGACCGCCTGTCGGCCCGCTACACCAAGGCTCTGGCCCGCTCCATGGCTCAAACCAAGCAGATCAAGGCTGCGGCTGTGCTGAACGGCGCTTTCACCACCTCCATCGGTGGCGACGGCGTTGCTTTGTGCGCAACCAACCACCCTACTCTGAGTGGTCCAAACCTGTCCAACACTCTGGCCACACCTGCTGACTTGTCCGAGACTTCCTTGGAACAAGCTCTGATCGACATCCAAGCGTTCACCGATGAACGCGGCTTGAAGATCGCTGTGCAGGGCCTGAAGTTGATCATTCCCAAAGAGTTGCAGTTCACGGCTGACCGTATCCTCAAGTCCACACTGCGTGTGGGCACTGCGGACAACGACATCAACGCGATCAAGAACATGGGCATGGTGTCTCAGGGCTACGTGGTCAACAACTTCCTGACCGATCCAGATGCGTACTTCATCAAGACTGACGCACCTAACGGCATGAAGATGTTCGAGCGCGTCTCCATGAAAACTGGTTTTGAAGGCGACTTCGACACCGGTAACGTCCGCTACAAGGCCCGTGAGCGTTACAGCTTCGGCTTCAGCGACCCACGCGGTATGTTCGGTTCGCCAGGCGCTTAAACGCTCGCGCGTTTTCGTCAAGAAAAAGGGGCTTTGGCCCCTTTTTCTTTTTGCAGATATGGGTTATATTGTGCCCATCCCGGTTTTATTCGGTGTATCTGACAGCCCCGGGGCTGACGACATGCAGACAGATACGCCTCAACTCGCATGTGAGGAATCATCATGGCTTTGACCACCTTCTCCGGCCCAGTACGCTCGCTGAACGGTTTTATTGCTGGCAACGGCAACACCATCACCAAAGTGCTTTCCGGCTCCGCTTCCCTGAATTTTGGCTCGATTGGCGCTGCTGCCCAAGCTGACCTGACTATCACCATCACCGGCGCTGCCGTTGGCGATGAGGTCATCATGGCTTTACCGGCTGCGCCCACCGCTGGCCTGATCTTCAACGCATTTGTCTCGGCTGCCGACACCGTGACCGTCCGTGCGTCTAACATCACTGCAGCCCCGATTGACCCTGCTGCTGCCACCTTTGGCGCGATCGTCATCGCAGCCTAACCGGGAGCCTTAAATGAGCGCCAGCAATATCAAGTCGGTACAGAAGACGGCCTCTGCGGCGGCCGTCTCTGGCCGCGCACGTCTGCTGGGGGTTTACTTCACAAACACCGCTACCGCCTCTTCCCTCGTCCTCAAAGACGGCGGCAGCAGCGGCACGGCCCGTTTGTCGCTGCTGACCCCTGCTTCCGCAGGCTCGCAAGACCTGATGATCCCAGACATGGGCATCTTGTTCGAGAACGGCATCTACATCACTTTCGGATCAGCTGAACTGACAAGCGTTACTTTACTGTTCGAAGGCGGAGCGGCTGTCTGATGGCTTCCAAAGGCATGGGCATCAAAACCTCGGTGAAGAGCGGGAACTTCCGCGCCACCAAGGAAGGTGCAGGCATGACCAAAAAAGGCGTGGCCGCGTTTCGCAAAGCCAACCCTGGAAGCAAGCTGAAGACGGCGGTGACCACAAAGACACCGTCGGCTGCAGAGGCAAAACGCAGGGCGTCGTACTGCGCGCGGTCCGAAGGTCAGATGAAGGATTTTCCTGAAGCTGCCAAGGACCCGAACAGCCGGCTTCGTCAGGCGCGCAAGCGCTGGAGGTGCTGAGCCGTGGAGATGATGGTATGGAACATCGTTTTGACAGCGGTTGTGGGTCTCATGGGGTTCTTGCTTAAGAGCAAGTTCGACGAGTTGTCCAGGCTTGGCATTTTGCTGAACCGGACACGCGAAGAAGTCGCCAGGGACCACATTACCCGCAGGGAAGTGGATGATCGAGTTGAAAAACTTGTCACTCACATGGACCAGAGGTTTAACCGCATCGAGCAAAAACTCGATGACATGCAAAAAGGACGGATGACATGAAAGCAGCAATGAAAATGGTCAAAAAAGGCGGCAAATCAGTGCCTGCTTTTGCGGCTGACGGCGTTGGCAAGATGAAAAAAGGTGGTATGGCCATGAAGTCCGCTTCGGACAAGATGGGCCGTGCTGTTTCTCGTAAAACGGCCGACGTCAAGGGCCGTGCAATGAAAAAAGGAGCATGATCATGGCTGGTAAAGGTATGGGTTGCGCCACACGTGGCGGCGGTGCTGTTGAGAGCGGCCCCAAGAATCGAATGATGTCCGAGCCAAGCAAGACCACTGGCCCTGTTCGCATGAAAAAGGGCGGCATGGCCAACAAAGGCGGTATGAATGAGCACAAGCGCATGGCCATGGGCAAGCCCATCGGCAAAATGGGCGGCGGCATGATGACCAAGGCCTATAAAAAAGGCGGAGCAGTCTGCTAAATGGCCACTTCAGGCACTACCACATTTGACCTGTCGATTGACGACTTGGTTGAGGAGGCGTTTGAGCGCTGCGGCATGCGTGCGACCAGTGGGTATCAACTCACTTCGGCCCGCCGCTCGCTCAACCTGCTCTTCCTCGACTGGGCCAATCGCGGGCTGAACCTGTGGACAATTGAGCAAGCCACCTTCCCGTTGACCGCTGGTGTCAACGAGATCGCGCTGGACGCCTCTGTTGTCAACGTGCTTGAGGCGGTCATTCGCCAAAACAATCAAGGCACCAACACGGATGTATACATTGAGCGCATCAGTCGTGAAGATTGGCTCAACGTGCCTGACAAAACAACGCAGGCTCGCCCTGCGCAGTTTTATGTCGAGCGCACCACCATCCCCAAGGTGTACTTTTACCCTGCCCCGGCTGCCGGGTACACGTTTGTGTACTACCGCATCCGCCGCATTCAAGACGCAGGTAGCTACACCAACACGGCAGACGTGAATTTCCGCTTCCTGCCCTGTTTGGCGTCCGGCTTGGCATATTATTTGTCCCTCAAGTTTGCTGCTGATCGCGCTGCGGCGCTCAAGGCAATCTATGAGGAGGACTTCCAGCGCGCTGCTCTGGAGGATCGCGACACTGCAAGCGTGCAGTTCGTACCGGACATGGGGGTGTGACATGGCTTTCGCGTCAGGCATGCACTCCTACGGGCTGTGCGACTACTGTGGCCAGCGATACCGGTACAACACCCTGCGCAAAAACTGGCGCGGCTTTATGGTGTGCCCGGACGACTACGAGCCGAAGGAGCCGCAGCTGGAGCCTTTGCGCTACAGGGGCGATGCCATCGCCTTGCGCGATCCGCGTCCCGATCGTATTGAGCCTGTGTCCGTCTTTGTTGGCGCGCCAGGCTTTACTGCTTTCCAGAGCTTCGGCAGCGTGCGGGGTGGCACCAACATGCAGCCATACATACAAGACCAAGCGCTCATCGCGCAAGGTGTTGTTGGATCAGTGACTGTGAGCATCACATGAACTACAACGAACTTGTCACCAACATCCGCAACTACACCGAGGTAGGGAGTAACGTCTTTACCGAGCCGGTGATCAACACGTTCATCACCATGGCGGAGAACCAAATTCTTCGCGAGATAGACCTGGATGTTTTTAAGCTAGAAGTTACGGGCAACATGACCCAGGGCAACCGGTTTTTGACCGCTCCCTCGGATTTGCTCACGCACCGTTACATGATCCTGACGCCCGCCAGTGGCGACCAGATTTTCTTGGACTTTCGAGACACCTCCTTTATGAAGGAGTACTGGGCAAACGGCGCTACGCAGGGCACGCCCAAGTACTATTCAGTGTGGGACCAGAACACTTTCTACATTGCACCCACGCCAAATCAAAACTACAGCGTGGAGCTGGGGTACATCTACCGCCCAGCACAACTGTCGTCCACCAACCAGACCACTTGGGTCAGCATCAACGCCCCTGAGGCCCTGCTGTATGCATGCCTGATTCAGGCCTACAGCTACACCAAGGGTCCTGCGGACATGATGCAATACTTCCGTGCAGCTTACAAAGAAGCCATACAGGGCTTGGGCACTGAGCAGCAGGGTCGCCGTCGTCGTGACGAATACCGTGATGGTATGCTTCGTATTCCACTTAAATCGGAGTCACCAGGACCATGATTACCCCTTCCGTTCAAGCCTCTATGGGCAGCGTTTTTGTCGAAACAACGCAGGCGCGCGGCTGGACAGCTGAAGAGCTGGCCGTTCGCGCTGCTGACAAAATTATCTACATTGGCGATCAGTCGCATCCTGCAGTGCAGGCGCAGGCTCGGGCATTTAAGGAAAACGTCAAACACGTGGTGGCGTTTTACTTGAAAGAAGCAATTGAGCAGGACAGGTCGACAATTGCAGCCAGGCTTACCCAAGCAGGCCACCCCAACTTGGTTTATTTACTAGGAGATTAAAAATGGCATTCTCAGGCAACTTTATGTGCACCAGCTTCAAGGTGGAGCTGATGCAAGCCGTGCACAACTTTACGGCCAGCACGGGCAATACGTTCAAGCTGGCCCTGTACGACAACAGCGCGTCTTTCACGGCCGCGACTACTGCCTACACCGCCACCAACGAAGTACCAAACTCTGGTTCGTACGCGGCAGGTGGCGGCACGTTGACCAACATCACGCCCACGTCCACCGGCACGACCGCGTTTACGGACTTCGCTGACTTATCGTTTACCAGCGCGACTATCACCGCTTTTGGTGCGTTGATTTACAACGATACGGCTGCGGGAGACCCCACCGTATGCGTATTGGATTTTGGTGGTGCAAAGACGTCTACCGTCGGCACTTTCACCATTATCTTCCCAACTGCTGACGCTACAAATGCGATTATTCGAATTGCATAAAAGTTGTAGATGTCCAATGCAGCTGTTGCCTTTGACGGATGGAACGCGTCTGGCGTAGCCTGGGGGGATCAGCCCTGGGGTGAGGGCGCGCTCGATATTGCTGCGACGGGAGCGGTAGGAACAGTCGCGACAGATCAGGGCGTTGTTGTCAGCCTTGTTGGGGTATCGGCAACCGCTTTTGTTGGACAAGTAACGGTAGACATCGCCGGTTCCGTATCCGTCCCTGTTACCGGAGTAGCTGCCACAGCATTTGTCGGACAAGTAACGGTAGCGGGTGGGGTATCCGTTTCTGTTACCGGAGTGCAGGGGGCCGTATCCGTCGGACAAGTTGCGGTCGATACCTCGGGCTCCATATCCGTGCCTGTTACGGGGGTGCAAGGAGCAGCCTTCGTAGGTCAAGTAACAATACAAGGCACGGCGTCCGTGGCCCTTACGGGGGTGGCAGGAACAGGTTTTGTTGGCCAGGTGACAGTGGGGGAGAGCGTCGGTGTTTCTGTTACAGGTGTAGCGGGCACGACAGCGGTAGGCCAGGTGGCGGTCAATACGGCAACGGTAGTTTTGCTCACAGGGGTGGCGGGCACGGCAGCCGTGGGCCAAGTGGCAATACAAGGTACGGCAGCGGTAACTCTTACAGGGGTAGCAGCGGCAACCTTTATTGGCCAAGTGGCGGTAGGAGAAAGTGCCGATGTTTCTGTCACAGGTGTGGCAGGTACGGCAGCGGTGGGCCAGGTAACGGTAGATGCGGCAGCTGTAGCAATCCTTGTGGGGGTGGCAGGTACGGCAGCAGTGGGCCAGGTAGCAATACAGGGCACGGCAGCTGTGGCAGTCACAGGAGTGCAGGCGCAGGGTATCGTAGGGCCCCTTGGTTTCGTAGATGTGGCCGTGAATGTGATTGGGGTACAAGCAACAGGGCGCGTCTCAGCCGTGCTTGTTTGGGGCCCTGTTAACGACGACAACATCGTCATATGGACCACTGTCAACGACACAAACGCCGTTACATGGACTACAATTTCTACGTAAGGACTTATTATGGCAAGCACCTTTTCAGACCTCAAGTTTGAGCTCATTGGCACTGGAGACCAGGCAGGTAACTGGGGTCAAACCACCAATGACAACATTGGCACGGCCATTGAACAGGCGATCACCGGCCTTGGAAATCCTGTTTTTACAACAGATGCCAACCTGACGATAAGCCTTACTGACACTGTTGCCTTGCAAACGGCAAGGGCCTTGGTTCTAAACATCACGTCCACTGGCAGCTTGACGGTGACCCGAGACCTGGTGGTTCCGACCATTGAGAAGCAGTATCTCGTTCAGAACAACACGACCGGTGATCAAAGCATCAATGTGCGAACCTCGGCAGGTACGGGCATTACTGTGCCTAACGGGGGCAGGGCGCACTTGTACGTGGACGGGGTGAATGTAGTAAGCGCCGTTTCTTACTTTAACGCTCTGTCGCTGGGTTCTGCGCTGGGTATCTCAAGTGGCGGCACAGGACAAACAACTCGCCAGGCGGCGATAGACGCCTTGGCAGGCTCGACTACAAGTGGACAGTTCCTGCGAGGCAACGGCACTGACGTCGTCATGTCGGCCATTCAAGTAGGGGACATTACCTCGGTAGCCTTGACTACAGGCACAATTACCACGGCCCCAACCAGCAACACGGACATCGTCAACAAACAGTACGCCGATGCCATCGCATCAGGCATCCACTTCCACGAGGCGGTTGGGTATGCGACCACTGCGGCACTGCCTGCTTCTACCTATAACAACGGAACGAGCGGGGTTGGGGCGACGCTTACTGGAAATAGTAATGGCGCGTTGACGGTTGATGGCTACACATTTACCTCGCCTACGGACGATGGCACGCGTATTCTGGTCAAAAACCAAGCAAACGGGGCTCAAAACGGTGTTTACACACTAAGTCAGGCAGGCAACGCATCGCCCGGTGCGCCTTTTATTCTGACCCGATCAACAGACATGGATTCTGTTGGAACCGGGGTTGACCAGATTGACGAGGGTGATTTTTTCTTGGTGACCGGCGGCACGGCCAACGTCAACACCGCATGGGTGCAACAAACTCCGCCGCCCATAACTATCGGCACAACGGCAATCGTCTTCCAGCAGTTCTCTGCGCCGATCACTTACACGGCCGGTACAGGGCTGAGTGAGTCGCCAAGCTACACCTTTAACATCGCCAACACTGGCACTGCTGGAACATACGGCTCAGCGTCCTCTGTCCCCGTTATTACAACCAACGCACAGGGCCAGGTCACCAGCGTCACAAACACAACGATCTCCATTCCAAACTCAAGCACCACGGCTACCAGCGCGAACACTGCAAACGCCATTGTTGCGCGAGACGCTTCAGGAAATTTCAGTGCAGGCACGATTACGGCAACATTGAGTGGCGATGCCACCAACGTAACGGGTATTGTCGCTGTCGTTAACGGAGGCACTGGAACTACCACCCCTGCTTTGGTTGCAGGCACTAACGTCACCATCAGCGGTACTTGGCCTAACCAAACCATCAATGCCTCAGGAGGCAGTGGCAGTGGCATAACGTCGGCACGGGCATACGGCTTAATAACAATCTTCGGAGTTTGATATGGCAGCACCAAATTTAATCGCAGCAACGGCAATCTACGGAAAGACAACAGCGGTGAGTCTAACAACAACCTCTGCAACTTCCGTGTTGAGCAATGCA